GAGCTAGAGAATATAGCAGGGTTCAGACTACCGTTTGATGTAAAGAAAACAATTCGTTGGGAGTAATGGATAGGTGGACTACCAAAGGCAACTTATCAGGTAGCCCACCGCCAAGAAAGGAGGTGCTCACTACTAGGGTCGAACTAGCAGTGAGTCCCTTGTCATTATTCTACGGATACTGTGGCATCTGCCTTACTGGTGCTTGACTGAAGTCTCCAATGTATTGTTTCCTGTCTCTCCAGATTGACCATGCCTCATCTCTTCGAGCTATAGCCTGTTCCTTCAGCCTGTTAGCCAACTCCATATTACCTGTTGCTATGTTGTTATACTGGATAGAGTCAGCCAAGCGCTGCTCTGCCTCAGCAATAAATCTAGCTGCTATGCTCCCCCATCCTTCTGCCTGTTCAATGTAGCTTCTGAGGTTGCTTAGCCTTTGAGCTGCTCCCTGAGCATATATCATAGCAGCGTTAGTTCGAGCTACAGCATTCTGGTATAGCATCCTCCTATTATTCTCGTGAGTAGCTATCAGACTATCTTTCACTGTTTGAGCATATTGTCTATAAGCATGAGAAACCTCTTGTCCTTCACCACCATCAGCAATAGTGTTGAGGAGAGCATCACCACTTTCAAGATATGCCTTAATATCTGGCTCTGTGCCTCCATCCAGGTAGTTGGTAGTGCCCATATAGTCATTAATGACTCCATCAGCAGCAGTCAGGTCGCTAGCAACAGCATCTAGGTAAGAATTGAGAGGGTCAAGGTCAGCTAGGACAGCTGTTCTCAATCCTGCTATGTCGGTAGTAATCTTAGTTAGCCAGAATACACTATCCTCATCACTATTATCCTCCAGATATGTAGCTACCTTAGCCAATGCAGTTGCGGCAGTTGTTAGGGCTGTCCTCGCTGATGCAAAGTCAGTGTCTGCTAGATGTATCATATCCAGTGCTCGCTGGAATAGAGCATAAGCACCAGCAGCCATTATCATAGTGTTCTCGAGGAAAGGTGGACAGGTGCCGGGCTCATCATCATCAGCCAGAACATGAGGAGCATCGTAGTAGATACGGATAGTATCTCCAGCCAATAGTGCTTGCTGTCCTTCAGACTCTGACATACCAGTAATTACTAGCATCTGTCCAAAGACATCAAAGTTAACAAAGGATTGAGGAACCTGACCTGTTGGATACTCTACCCTGTGAACTCTGATAAACCCTTCCATACCATCATCTTCATCTATGTAGTCGGACAAGTCAATCATCACTTTGTCCTCGATGATAGTGGATGTTAGTTCTAGGTCGAATATCAGCTCACGAGGTAGGAATCGGCTCAGGTCAGAGTTAGCTCTTTCCAATGCTCGTATGAGTTCGACAGCATCCCACTCTGTTTCTGGTATGTCCCCAAGGTCTGTCCTCAAGTCGTAGATTAGTTGTACTTCATCTTTAGCCATGATAACCTCCTATTGTGTTTCGGGTTTGTCTGGGGTTTTGTAATTATTCTTCCACATAATACTCCTTTATCATATCATCGGTTGATTTTTGCATTATACTCTCCTTATGTATCGGCAAACTCAATAGTCCCCTTCACGGCTAAAACAACAGCGTTATCATTAGTTCCTGATTGCCAAGCACAGACTGTTATCTTCTGGCTTATTACAGCCAGAGTGAAGGAACCAGTGTTCTTTTGGGACGCCAAGGCACTTGTCATCCATTGTCTTTTGCCCATGTTGTATGTCTCGTAAGGATGAAAGAATAAGGCATTTTGCGTATCACCTCCAGCAGTCTGGTTGTCAAAAGCAATGAATAGAATAATAGCATCAACACTCGTTCCTACGAAGTCTGATATATCAATATCAAAAAACTCTAGAGTACCGCTACCTTCATTAGTCTGCGATTCGGTAGTGATAACATCATCATCCGCCCAATCGTCAGCCGAGGCTGAAGTGACAAGTACTTTGTTAACCAAGTCCGCTGAGACAATCTTGCGAGAATTACTCCGAGTGGTATTGTGGAGTATAATCTGCCCCCAATAATCAGAGCCATCATAGGCAGACATATTCTTGAACATATCCTCATAGGTATCCCCATCATAGGGAACATGAGTTGCATCTAAACCCTGCCCTCCATGTGCTCCTGCATTGTCATCTATATCGCCAGCAAAGCAGCTTCCACCGCAGTTAAGTATCCTGAGAATCTCGCCAGCAATAGGCGTCGCAATGATATTCCGTAACCGTGTAGCAGAAGCCCCGAAGTCTTGGGAGATGTGGGCACCTGTTACCTTAGCATGAACTGTCGCTGAAAGACCTGCATCATTATGGCCATAAGCCCATTCTGAGGTAGGTGCTTTGGTTGATTCATCTTCAGTCGGGGGGTTTTCTAGGTCAGCTTCTAATAATACATCACTCCCAAGGGTGAGTTTGCCATCACCGTCTACATCAACCTTACTAGCATCTTCTACTATTACATGACCTAGCGTAGCTTTGGCGGATTTAATAGCAGCATGGGTAGCAATATCAGCAGCAATACCAAGCAGGGTTTTAACTTCGGCTAGTGTCTTCTTAATGAACACACCAGCACCAGAAGCCACAAGGAAATTGCTAACAGCAGTAGCTAAGGAATGTTTGATATACTGCGTATGGTCGTCATCTGCCAGTCCACCAAGAGAGCCATGGTCAGTAGCTATAGAAGATGTGAATACATCAGTCCAGGGATATGTAATTACAAGGTCATTTGTTCCTTCATGGCTTATAATCTTGGCTATGAGAACGCCATAGCCTACAACTATTGGTGGTAACACAGCAGGTACAGTTGCTTCTTCTGCTTGGTTAGCATTGTAGTTACCTTGTCCATAGACTATATGACAGTGAGAGCCTTCATAATCTACATATACCCAGTGAACACCATATTTGCCAGTACCAAGAGACACCTTGCCTGATGCTATATTATTATATTCTTGAGTCAGGGCAGATATGCCTGTATCCTCAGTCCAAGTAGAACCACTATCATCAGTCCACCAGTAAGACCATGTGCTACCATCAACGGTAGTTGCCTGCCTGTTAAGCCCTGCGTAGATTATGCCAGCAGTAATAGACAAGGCTAAAGTCCCTCCATCTGAAGTTACTAATCCGCTAGACCTATGAGCACCATGATACTCTACAGCGTGCATAAAGGCTCTGTTTATGCCCTGTATTCCTATATTATCTGACTGAAAGATATGAACAGCAGTTCCCTGCCTGAATACTACACCAATAAGGATATGGTCTTGCTGGAAGCCATATGTAACAGGAGTAGTTGCTACTACAATCTGCGGAGTACCTGCGTTATAGTCTAAGTAAATAAGATTAACACTCAGGTCTGTTAGGGTTTGCTTAGCCTTGCCTGCATAACTAAAGAACACACCGTCAGCCGTGTCAGAGTCCGTCTCCTTACTCCAAGCAGTACAGGAGGCTATGGCTACACTTCCGTCAGCGTCTCCGTGTGCTGTGATTGCTCCACCTGAGAAGAGAGTCCTGTCCCCAAAGTATTTCAGAAAGTCTCTGGTGTCTTCTGGCTCTAAATATATTGTGCCTGTGCCTGCATTGTTGTAAGGTGCAGTCACAAAGCCGTCATCGTAGAGGTCATTGTTGATTATTTTATTGCCATCGCAGGTTGCTCCACTAACATTGATTCCATATCTAGGTTTATTAGTCTCACCTCCAGCACGGCAAGTATTACCTTGTATATTGTTGTAATCTGAAGCGTCTAGGCAAATATCATCATAGGTATTATCAGTATCCTGCGAGTTTTCAGATGCAAAGTTCCCCGTAATGGTATTATGATGTGATGTTTTAGTATAGATACCATGATACCCATTAAGTTGACAGTTATTGTTATTGAGGACATTATAACTAGATTCATAAACTTCAATGCCATATTCCCCGTTACTGATGCAGATATTAGCCATTACGGTGTTAGAACTGCCAGCAACAAATATCCCTATCCGGGTAGTAGAATCGCAGATATTTTCCGATATTGTATTGTAGGCAGAAGCAACTATCCCGATGCCAGCAATATGGTTGCCATAACAACGATTGCCTACTACGGTGTTATAGTTTGAATTGGTTTCAACCGCAATCCCATCAGAACCAGATGAGGAGTAACAATAATTATCCCGAATGACATTATGTGTAGAAGTAAATAGCATGATATTATCACAGTCAGCACCGCTATTACCGCATATATTACCACTTATAATATTATAATCAGACCTAGAAACATAAATCGCCTCTTCCCCGTTGTCTATAGACCACACATTATTGATTACACTGTAGTCCACATAATCTAGCCAAATCCCCACATCATTAGTTTCGCCACCAGCATTTCCGTCAACACAAAAGTCAGCGAGTAATATCCCTGTTTTCTCAGAACCACTTGAACCTATTGCTGTGATAATATCTACATCAGCAGTGGTAGTAGTTAAGATAGAACCTCTACCACAGCCCCTTAGGAAGTTGTAGCTATCAAGAGTTAGACTAGATTCTATATTGAAGGTACCTGGAGATATCAACACATCATAGCCAGCATCCAGCCCACCTTGAATATACAGGTGGTCATTAGTGCCAGTACATACAGCATCAGCTCTTGCCTTCCAGGCAGCAGGAGCATTTGAAGCTGCTATCGTGTAAGTGACAGATATGCTTGGTGTTAGGGTAGGATGAGGCGTAGGAGAACCTGACATTCTAGCAAGGAACAGCCGCCTTTTATCAAAGTCCATCAGGTCAGGCCTAGTGAATATAGGCTGATTCTGTGGTCTCTTACCTGAATATCTCTTTCCCATTATTATCCTTCTACTACACTAATAACTTTTATTCCCCATCTTCCATACGACTCCTGTGCTAGCCACTTAGCTGTAGCTAGATTGTCAGCCTGTATCGTAGTAACAGAACCGTTTGCTAATGTAACAGTGAACTTCTTCTTGTTGCTTATAGGAGTTGTCTTGCCAGAAGGTGGAGGCATCCATGTAGGCATCTGAGCAAGTGCAGTAGTATGAGTTGACACTGTAGGAGGTGGAGCAGTCATTTGCTTATACCAGTCACTAGCCTGTTGCTGCTTAATTATTTCAGCCCAGTCAGCTTCAGTAAGCGGCTCACCTTGAGGCACTACTGAAGGCTCTTCTCCAGGTGCCTCTGGCTCCTCAACTTCATCAGGTATCTTCCTCATTCCTACTTCACTTACATCCCACTCAAAGCCTAAGTCACCAAGAGCAACTTCCATACGGTAGAGTCCAGGATGGTAGATTCTACGGATGGAAGATACTCTAGCCACATCGTCAGAAGGGTGTATTACACCTGGAGTATTGTATTCTGTATAGTAATTCTGGCCATTCTGTCCAATCAGATTCTTAGTACCGATTGACTCTGCTAAGCAATCATCGTGTCCACTAGGACACTGTCCATCACTTACCTTATAGTACAATCCAATTTGTGCAGCTCTGGAAACATAAGTATGGCGATGAGTTCCACTGCCTGCTGCTCCTGTTGTAGCTTCCTCATTAAGCTCTACTGCAGTAGCAAGACGCTTGGTAGTGGCAGCACTACAGTAACAGTTAGCATGACCTCGACCGCAAGTAGTCAAGGTAGACGGAGCAGTTATATCGCCAGTCCCAGTAACAATATCTACTACAGCAATAGTGTGAGTATGGTCAGCCGAATCCTCTTCAACAGAAGTTCTAAGTACAGTATCAGTCCACTCATACGCATTTACAGTTGCAAACTTGCAATTAGAGTGTGCAGGACCTACTGGACACTCACCTAATATTCTAGCAACAGCTACACCTGCTCCAATGTTACGCAGCGTATACTCGTGAAAGTGCATAGTCATTTAAGCACTCCTACTGTCAATTATCTCTATCTTATCGTACAACTCTACTCTTCCATCGTGAGGGGCTACCATCCTGCCAGCCATCTGCTCAAACTTGGCTCTAGCTAGAAGTGCAGATGCTCTATTATTTACATCCGCTTGCTCAGTCAGTGAGCCTGCCAACACAATCTTGATAATGTCAGAGTAGCTGGCTACCTCATCAGCATCCTCAGCTTCACCAGTTAGATAACTTGCCCAGAGACCATCAGCACCCTCATTACCATAGACATAGATGTGATTAGGAATTAGAACATTTGTTCGCTCCATATACTCATAGAAGTATGGAGCTTGATTTGAGTAGAAGGTAAGGTCAACTGCATCAGCATCTTGGGGATACTTAATCTCCCACTCCAAATCGTCTAGTGGCTTCAGATAGGATGCTGTCATATTGAGCAGCCTATATATTAGAGCATCAGCATATTCAAAAGGCTGAGCGTTGATATCAAACTGAGGCTGCAAGTCGTCAATGATACTATCATCTTCGGCTAATGCAGCAAGACTCATGGCAGGGTCTGCCTCACCAAGAATGATTCCTATGATGTCATAGATAGTATCAGTAGTATAGCTTGCAGTATAGAGAGGAGGAGAGCCAACTCGAATAAGGGTACTACGGAGGAGAGTCCACATACCTTCTAGTTCTAGCAGCTCCCACAGCTTGCCACCAGCAGAGATAGTCTGTTGATGCAGTACCCAGAGACGAGGTGACGCTGGCTCATTAGTTCCATCACCAAGATACTCCTTGCCAGCTCCAGTTACATAACCGAAGCCTATCTCTATCCAGTAGCCTAGCAGGCTTGGGATGTCTCTATCTTTATTCCTAAAGATAATAGTGGCATAGTCATTGTAAGGCTCCTCGATATGGTCTATGTAGATTATCCTGTTTCCGTAAGCACTACTATCTGAGGATAAGTCTACATTATCACCACCTGCAGTAGGATGAAATATGAGCTTGAAGTAAGGAGTCTTACTTGCCGCCTTTGAGGCCGCTAGGTAAGTTGCAGATACCGACCTAGCCATATCATCTCCTTACAGGGGGTCTATCCCTCGCACATAGAATGTTCTGGCAGCTGTGGTCTGTGCGTTGCTGAGAAGAAGAGTTACATACCTTGCACATATGTCCTTAAAGACATTCATAGCAGCAGTTGTCTTGGTAGTGCTAGTGTTTGCAACATCACCTGTAGTAGCCAGCTTAAAGATATATGCTTGGACTGCTGTATCGGCAGTTAGGCGACTCGCCTTGACCGTTAGTGTAGCATTATCTATTGCAGGGCTGTAAACTTGAACACTTCTATACTGTGCTAGAAGGTCAGCCTCAGATGATACAGCAGGGTCGTCATCTTTAGCTATAGTTACTGTTATCCAAGTACCTGTTCTTAGTCCCATTATAGTTCCTCCTATGTACCTCGATTTAATTCTTTGCCAGTACGTTCTCGAGCCTTATCATAGACCATACCAGCACATTCCTTCTGTTCTCTTCCGCCTTCCTCCATACACTGACCGATTGACTGGGATATCTTATCCTGTATCTCCAGCTCGGTGCTTTCTGGTGTTAGTGATTCAACTGATAGCGGCATAATTGCCTCCTTAATTTCCTTTAATCTTCGATAAGTCAGTTCCAGGAACAGGTACGGCTATTGCTCCTGGCCTCAACACAGCCTCCCACTTGTCCTCAGGAGCTGAGAAGTTCATAGCATAAAGCTTCGGACTCATTCCATTTGTAGTTAGAATGTCCTGAGCCTTCGAGTTCAATAGGAATCTACGCTCATTGGCTAGAGCAATTAGAACTCGCTCTTCAACCGCAAACTTTGCCATCTGCTTCTTGTCCTCATCAGTTACCTTAAGCTTTATGCTCATAGCTAGCTCCTTCATGCTTCCTCTAGTGTTGTTACTATGCCTTCCTTGACTACCATATGGAGTCCACCAGCAGTTACCTCAGCATTTGCTCCATTATCACCTTTGCAGAATAGGTTTCCAGTTATATTGAGGTTATGAATCTGAATGTTCTGAGGTGATACAACTCCCTCTCCATCTACAGTAACGGGAGGCTCTTCCTGCTTAACCAACTGCCAACCACCATTCAACCTCTCATACCACTTGCGAGTTCCATCGGTTAGTATCTGAAGCCAAGTAAACTTGCCTACATTGGTAGTAGGTTCACTTTCGGAGATTACTAGTCCGTCATTTCCCATTGTTCTTCCTTGGAATTAGGGGAAGGAGCTATTAACTCCCTCCCCCTATATGCAATTCATTTCTTGGGCTTCTTGTTGCGGTCTGAACCATCAAGGTTCTTCCCAGTCGAAGGATGCCCAGTTGGAAAGATTCCTTTTGCTTCTTTTTCTTTAGCCATGTTCCCCATTACTCCAACTGTAGCCAGACCATGCCATCGCCATAGCCACTTACTGTCATCTGAGTGAGGTAGCCAATGTTCTGAGAAGCATCACTGTTCTTTAGGGCACTCTCACCGTAGGTGTGCATTTGGCCTTGCCTCTCACTAGCACCATCACCGTAGTAGGCAGTAGGTGTTACCCAAGCTCGACCTCGTCTCTGAACCCAAGCATAGTAGGCAGCAGTCATAGTATTACCAATGTATAGACCTACGCAGCTAGTATAGGTGTGTCCATTGGAGGTATCATGAGGGTTCATCATGTTGCTGAACATAGATGGATAGGCAGTTACACCAGTTGAGGCAACTACCAATGCTGTTTGCAGACCATTAGGGTCGTCAAGGTAGATGGTAACAATGTCTACATCAGTTGCAGCATCACTGCCAGCTATCCTGTAAGAACAGATATGGCCAGATGGGAATACAGTAAGCATACCATCCTCGTAGGCATTCTTTACCCTGTCAGTAGTATCATTCAGAATGAGGGTAGTAGCCCCTACTGCATATTCGCTTGTAGTGTCAATGGTACCTTCGTAGCCGTTAGTAGCTGCTGAACCAGGAACCAAGTTCCCATTAGCCACAAACCTGGCTTGAGGGCATAGAGTATTGGCAGTAGCCCCAAACTTGCCATATCGGAACAATCTGCCATCAGCAAACTCAAGCCTGCTTCCAAGAGGGTAAAGCTGAGCTGAGCTCTGAGCATAGACGTCAGGAGCAGCCAGGTCGACTTCAACAGAGCTTCTAGGCACCCACAGTACTGCTCCATTGTTGCTGATTAACTTGTGATTAGGATTATGAATTCTCATAGTCATTCTATTTCTCCTTTACTTAGTCCTCAGCATCTAGACAGTTATCGCTAAGTTCTCGATGTCAGCGATTCTGCCAAGACACATTGAAGAGCCTAGGAGTACAGCTCCATAATTTACCAACCTGATTCCGCCTGCATCGTAGTCCTCAAGCTCGGGGAAACGGACTAGCTTGTAGAAGTCTCCCAGACCTTCAGTTCCACCATAGGCGTAGGTTAGACCAGGCTGTTGAGCCAGCACATTACCATGCTTGACTCCAAATACAGAGTACTGCTTATCGTCAGCAGTATAGAGGGTCCTGACACTAGTAGCGGTAGCTGCTAGGCCTACATTCTGGTTCTCGGCAACCAAGAAGTCAGTTCGGATTATTGGGATTGCATCCCAGAACAGGACACGCTTGCCGAGTTCATTGTAGCCGAGGGTTAGGTATGCCATGCCACCAGCCACATTGTAGGCTAGACCAGCAAAACCCTTCTCCTGGTAAGCAGCATCCATCCATCGCATAATCTCGAAAGGAAACCAGAGTTCATCGCAACCATGCTTCATGGCGTCTACCATAAGTCTGAGGTTCGCTAGGCTAAGACCAGCTTCTGCTTGGTCTATGTTAAGGTCGCCGCTAGTTTCTCTTGCCCAGGCGTGCATACCGTTGAACTGGCCTGAGGTATTGTCGTCAGCGTAGATGAGTCGAGCTCCAACCTTCCGCTTCAAGGCCTTCTCACATTCACCAAGCATTACAACTTCATAGTTGTTATAGGTGCTATAGATGCCTTCGACGAACTTGTCGAGCTTTCGCTGGATATAGCTACGCTTGAGTGTGGCTTCCTTCTCATCGTAGTCAGTATCCGCAGACCACGATAGCTGGTCGCCAATATCAGCCTCAACTACAGCATCTTCGAGAGCAGTTACACTTGCAGATTGCTCTCTTAACCACTGTATCTTCAGTCCTGACTTGGCTGCCTGTGCTACAGTGACCCTCTCGATAGGGTTATTTCGCTTGATATCTTCTTCAATGACACCAGGTATCTTAGTCGACTGCGTTAGCTTCTGTGCAGCGGCTAAAGTATTCCAATGTCCACCAGAGTCCGCCATAATAATTTCTCCTTATTAGTTATTTTTGTTCAGGTACAGCAGTACGAGTTCCTACAGGTGCAGACGCTAGAGCCGCTTGCCTTCTCTCATAATCGGTTTGAGGAACAGCAGCTCCTAAACCTCCGCCAACTGCATAGCCTCCTATACCGCCTCCCTTAGTTGAGGATACAGCCTTTAAGGCTTCCTCCAAAGAATCAAGCTGTGTCATAGTTTTGTCAGCCAGTTTCTCGGCAGTTACACCAGGATACTGGGCTATTAGGAGAGCTTTCTTAAGCTCCAGAGCCTTGCCAGCTTCTACAGTCAAGGTCTCTACCTTTGCTAAGGCATCGTTTCTTTCCTGCTCGATTCTCGCAACATCCTCATTGGTTGTTGCACCCTTCCCTTGGGCTTCTTGGGCTTCTGTTAGTTTAGCGTTCGAGTCAGCTAAAGCTTGTTGAGCAGTGGACAGCTCTAATCGGACAGTATCTACTGCCTCATTGTGAGCCGCCTGTGCCTTCTCAGCTGCTGACTCTGAACTCTGCTTGAGTGCCATAAGGTCAGATTCCTTTACCATCTTCTTACCATCTGCAAATACAGCACCGTCCTTATACTCCATAGTAGGAGTAGTGGAAGGAGCCGCCTTTGCAGGGTCAGGAGTAGGAGTACTGACTGCAGGCTCTCCAGCAGCACCAGGTATTTCAGTCTGGTTCTCAGTCATAGCAATTCACCTCCAGGTTTGTCTTCAGTATAACATACACAAGTAGCGATGTCAAGGATACACAATCAGCCATTATTTTATTTCGCTTCTCCAATCATTGCTGGCGTTAGGTATTGCTCGGTCAGTCCGTTATAGATTTCTTCTGACTCATGAGACATAAACTTATCGGTAGTCCCGAAGAAGTATAGCCAAGCATCGAGGGTAGGGTCAAGGATACGGTAGCGTTGGCGAGCTTCTCGTAGTCGCTTCTGATAACCTGCTATCAGCTTACCATCAGCCCCCATGATATTCTGAATTTCTATCCTTTCATCTCCTCTTGCTACCTCGTATCTTCGGATAATCATAACCTCCTCATCAGTATACTCATTGAGGACTACAGTCTTGAGGTTACGGTAGGGGCGAGCAAATTCTCGACTAAACTGCCAGTATAGCTTCTCCATCGGAGTCCAGTCATTCTGAATACGCTCAAGTAGACGCTCCTTGAATTCAGGAGCTAGCGCTTCTAACAAGGCATCTATATAAGCATAGTAGGTATCGAAGTCTAGCTCCATCCTGCCTGATTCCCAGTTGTATTTGAGTTCGGGTGAAAGTTCGTAGTAGTAGTATAATAGCTCTTGGTCTGGAGTTTGGGTAGGAGTTACTCTGCCCTGCTCCTCTAGCACCTTGCATCTCTCCTCAAATGTCGTAGGCACATCCTTGTAAGGTGGTGAGTTGCCAAGGGCATTGGCAGCTGCTGATAGGCCCTGCTGCATTCTGCTACGAGCTGCTCGCCACTGGTCAGGGCCTATGATACCTTCCACAAGCTGTCGGTTGATTTCAACCATGCTCTGCTGGACAAGCTCACCATCCTCATATACTCCGTTGTATCTAACATCTGTGTATATTCGCTCCAGTTCAGCATAGTATTCACTAGTCTTAACCATCAGGCCTTGCCAGCTGGAAGGATAGAGTGGAGTTATGATACCCTGATAGCGTCTGTAGGACTCCCACTGATATAACAATGCTTGTTGCTGGATGTCCAAGTGGTAGTAATCAGTAAACCTTTTGCCAGTTACAGGGTACATCTTATCTATCCACTCCTGAGTCCTTACAGGGACACCAGTAGCTTCCTCAATGGCTAGCCTCATCTCACGCCTGATTTGAGTAAACTCATCAGGGCGGATTCTGAACAGTCCTGTCTGATTCATCAGCACACCTTTGATACCATCCACATTATTGGTAGCCTGTAGCCAGAGTTTCTCTTCCTCTTCAGTTAACTCCTGACTCTGTTGCTTCTTCTTCCAAATCTCGTCTCCATCATAGCCCATGCTAGCAAGCTGCATCATAGTCATGTAGTCTCGGAAGCGGTCAGGGTAGATGTATTGTAGTATGTTTCCTATATGCTCAGGAGACAAAGCCCTTAGTCCACTAAGTGATGTCTTCATCCAAGCAGGCAACAGTTCACCTATCTGGAGAGGTTGCCCACTTACCATTGAGGATAAGCCTACAATAGGAAGCATAACATGGATGCCTGGGAAGAAGCCTGCTCTTCCAATGTAATCAAGGAATTCTATGCCTGGAATAGGGTCATGGAACTCAGGGAAGTCACGAAGGTAGAAACTCCTCAAACCGCCCATAAAGACAGTACCTCGGAGTGGGTTGATTTGAAGGTCAGTCCCAGGGATAGATGTATAGCCTTGGTCTGTATATTCCATGTATCTTGCCAGTCCAGACATAACTCCAGGAGTCCGCATGAAGGTACGAGGTAGCCACTTCCAGCGGAAGAGTTCATAGTTCCAGAAGGGGAAGATAGCTCGCATAGTCTCGTCTATGATGTTGGCATCCTCATAGTTAGGGTAAGCCATATAGTGCATTTCCTTAGCCTTAACCATAGCAGATTCCTTCTTAGCCCACCAGTCAGGAGTACCACCAACATCTGTAAATGTTCCCAACTGTCCTGCATCATCTGCCACACTATTGAGATACTTCTTCCACTTGATAACATCAGAATCAGCAATCTTAGTAACATCATACATTCTGTGTATCTCTTGCCTCATCTCCTCCATCTGCATCATAGTAGGATGGTCAGGTGTAAGGATGGAAGGATTGACTCCCAGGCTCTTCCACATCTGGTCATAGACCTCACCTATCGCTTCATCGGTGAAGCCTAACTCAGCTCCTGTCTTACCGAACTTAGCAGCATAGGCATTAGCATGGTCTCTGGTATGGATGATGAAGTCCTGTCGAGGTCTGATTCTAGTCTGAGTATGGATTCTGGTGAGTCCTCGGTAGAGGTCGTCTCCAGTACAGCCATACAAGTATGCAACATGATTAGGAGTCAGCTTGCCTACAACCTCAGGCACATAGTCTGCCACAAATACAGGTTTATCTACAGACATAAGGAAGTTACGACTAGCTAGAAGTCTATTACTCTTGAAGCTGCCAGCTAAGCCATCGAACTCATCCCATATATCTGCCTTGCGAGATTTTTGGCTAGCCCAGAAATTCTTACTCATAGTCTCAGCCTTGTTAGGGTCAGACTTCCACAGCTTTCTAACCGTTCTGTGGAAGTCAGGGATTTCAGCTTCAATGCCAGTTATCTTGGTTCTGGTAGCTAGGATGTTGTTGAGTTCAAGACGAGAGATGTTGTCAAGGTCGGTAAGGCGAGCAAGCTGAATATCACTCAATCCTACAGCCTTGGCATTCTTCGTTAGCTGATTCATCATCCTCACTAACTCATCCTCTGCTGTGTCCATATATGCAGCAAGCATCTTCGCACTGCCTACCTCAAAGTCGTCAGCCTCACCAGCAAACAGGCTACCTGCTCTCACTCTAGTTATCTTCCTGAAATCATGTATTGTCTCAAAGACTGCTTCTATGTGAGAAGTCATATTCTGCATATCTCCCATGAAGTCGTCAAGGTTCTTGGGAGGATTTGCTATGAAGCCAGCAACATCATCTTTGATAGAATCTATCTGTGGTGCTAGGCTAGATATCTCCAATTCTCGGGAGGCAGCCACAAAGGCATCCATCCTATCATCTATGCTAATATGCCCCTTAGTAAACATAGTGCCATCAAGAATCTCATCATCAACACCTCTTTTGATAACGCTCCGAACATCCTCCATCTTATCCATAGTATCCCTTTTGAACCTCATGCTAAGCTGTCTCCGCTGCATAGTGATAACATCTATATCAGCAAATGCTCGGACACTATCAGG